CAGTCTGCAGCAGATGATCCGTAAAGTGATTTGGTGGAATCCTCGCACCCTACGATCAATGCGCTGGAGTGCTCCTTAAGATTCGTCACCGTGTCACCAACGGCGATCTCCGCCGCGCCCCCGGCTACCGTATAGCCACTTGGGTTACCGATCTCAGAGATATGAAGCGATGACTGGATGCCAAGCACAAGGTGCTTCTTGTAACCAACCACTAGTGATGGGTTGTCCTGGGTGGCACCAGTGCTGATGAGATTAAAGATCGAGCCATCAAACTCCGTGGCCTGATCGATACCATTGACGATATACATCTTTTGGTCATCGTCCTGGCCGCTAAAGTTGTAATTAGCAAACCGGAAGTCGCCATTTAGCGACCAGGTTTTGGCTGAATTAACTTGCGTCCAGCCCGAGGCAGTCGCCTTATACATCCTGGCGTTTGTGCCATCTTCGCGGATTGCGTAGACATCGCCCTGGTAAATATGGACGCCTTTGACCGGGCCAGTGCCAGGTACGGACTGAGATGCCGTTGATTGGCCGTCAAACAGCTCGTAGCCAAAAATACGGCGATACCCACCATTAGGTAGGCACTCGTAATTCGCGACGTCTACGAGCTCTCCAGGGCTCAGAGAGAGGGGTGGTGCTTCTTGGTTCAAGCCGCCAGCCGCCGGGAAATATTCGAGCTGAATACTCATGCAAGCGACTCAGGCGCAACAATGCGCGCAAGCTGGTCGCGCTCGAGGTCGGCAAGCATCTCCTCAAAGTAAAGGAAACCTCGCTTCTCAAGCTCCGGGGCTTCATCAAATTGGGCGTAACTCTTCAATGCCTCATAAACAATCAACATATGGTAGCGCTCTGGCAACCCAGGGGAATCCGTAGTCGCTGACATTGAGGTGGGTACGCTGTAATACTCGTAAGTGACAGTTTTGTTTTCTGTCGGCTGAGCGTTAAACAACAAGACGCCATCCGGGCGGATCGTGTAAACAGACGGATCGCCGCTCTGGATATTGCGGTAAACATCCGCAAAGTCGTTGTAATACTCAGACTGCAAAAAGTTCTCGCCCAACGACACACGATCAATCGTCTCAACTGTCGAGGGCAAGGTGATGGTGTTAGTGCCGGCAGTGAGAGTGCCCGTGCCTGTTGCCCACATCCAGTTCCAATCTGCGCGCATGGACTGAATCTTGAGCCAGGCATCGTTCACCCAATTTACAACCCTGCCCATGTCGCCAACTTGGCCGACAGTCGTAGCAGGGCCGTCATATGCGATCCCTGACTCCTGTACTAGCCGCTGGCAGAGCTGCAAATAATTCATGCTACCTCACTATGCTAAATGGATACGTTGGCCTGGTAGTGGCGTTGCCCTTTGAGTCCATGCCTACTTGGATCGCATCCTGCAGAACCGTTACCACCTCTGGAGGTACAGGTACTGGCTCACCTCTGCGAATCCAATAATTCTTGCCATTCACCCCAACGAACACGGGGTGCTGATCGTTTTCATCTTCTGCAATAACAACCGTTATCCAGTCTTTCTTGCGGTCTAAATCTTCTTCAGCAACAGGCTTTGCATCTGCTGCCGGCTCGATGTTTACAGCTTGGCGGATCTTCTCGCGTAGCGTGTCTGCGCTGGGATTGCCGCGAATGACAATGCCCAAGATTCTCGCTTGCTCCTTTAATTCTTCCAGACTGAGGTTGTACAGATTGATGTCAGACATACTGATCTCCTGCGGCCCGAAGGCGGCTAAAAAAGAAAAGGGGCCCGAAGGCCCCTCTGGTTACTGCGTTACTGCTTAGAGTGCAGTGGCTGCACACTCCAGACGGCACATCCAAGACTGATTGGCGATGAAAGACTTGTGATAAGTTTTCCAGCCAACCATGCCCTTCTGACCCAGGGGATCGCTCTTATCGAGCTGGCCGGGGTTGATGATGGTCGGAGTCATAGCCTCAGCACCTTTCAGTGCAACGTGGCCATAAGCGTCTTTAGCGACGTAGACAACGGGGTAGACGTCAGCGCTGGTTCCAGTAGTGGAAACCATGCTTCCGGCAGTGCCGCCTGCATCAGCAAAAGAGCTCAGAACGGGGGTGAGGATGTAACGTACATCTTCGACCTTACCGATTTCATAAGGCAGAGCTTGCATTGACCCGTACTGCTCAGTCGGGGTGAAGCCCGCGAGGCCGCGAATGTCAGACTCGAGATCAGTGTGAGCAAACGCAATGAACGCCGCCGCTACTGGCTGAGTGTTGAACTTCACAGAAGATGACAGCATTGAAGTCACCTTCTTGCCTCGATTGCCTTTGAGCTGACGAGTGATAGCGCGCTGCTTGTTCAACGTGATTACGGTGTTTACGGCAGATCGTGCAGCGCCGTTAGCGTAAAACACGTTGGTGCCACCACGGATCACGCCCCACATAAGGGTTTCGATCGTCTCAGCGGCCTGCTCACCACACATCATAGCGGCATCCTTGAGTACAGGATCTTCCGCCAGATCATGAACAACATCGGTGATTTCAACGACGTCGCCATACTGCGAGAGCACAACAGTTACATCTTCATACGTCATCGCCTTTGCAGTAGGCGGAGTGCCTTCTGTCAAAGGAGTGGTTGCTACTGCCAGGGGAACGGGACGACGAAACTTAACGGTGTCGGCCTTGTTCTTAGGCATAGGCTTGGGCATGCCGAATTTAGACAGGCAGAGGATAGGCTCAGCGTGTGCGAGCATCTCCTTCGCAGCGAAGGCATTAGTACGCTGCGAAATACTGCTATAGGTAGAAGTTGCCATGGTTAATCTCCTTGATATGGATCACTGATTTGGCAATTAAGGGTTGGGTTTAATTGACAATTCACCGAACCAAAGAGGGAGATCCGCCAGGGCTTGCGGCTTGCGCGGCAAAAGGCATCTCTACGTCGCTGGTGTAAGGCGGTGTTAGTCAGATGCAGATGTCTCTGCGGGTTAGCGATCTGCGAAGTAGTCAAACGCGGCCTCGAAATCATCATCAGGCGGCATGACTTGTTGAGATCGCCCTCCCCGGGAAGGGACGTTCTGCGCTTGTCGAAGCTGCTTCTCTCGTCGCTGCTTCAGTTCTGAGGTCGCCTGTAAGCCAGGTGACATCTCATTCTTGTAGGTTCGCAACAAATATGCGGCGTCTGCCGCGTTGTCGCTCTCCATCATCTGTTGAACATTGTGCGGCTGTGTCTGAACCCACTGAGTAAATTCAGGCGAAGCGGCAATTTGCGAATAATCTGGATGCTCTTGTGCGAGTATCTGGTACTGCTGTGAGACAAAAGATTCTTGGGCTTGGGCCTGGATCGGCGCAATAGAATTCTTCAGAGACTCAATCTCTCGAGCGTGTCTCGCATCCTTTTCCTCAAGCAAAGAGCTAATGCCCTGCGCTATATCGGGATAATCTTCCTTCAGCGTATCCCAGTGCTTATTGACCACACCGGGGTTGGCCGACTGGGCGCTCTGTAACTGAGCGATCAGTTGGTCTTTTTCCTGGATCTGACGTTGGTAGGCGTTCTGCCTGCCTAGATCAGAGTTGTATTTGTGCTGCCACTTTTGGAGCTCTTCCCTAGCGGCGGCAAGCTCACTGGCTGGATCAGGCTCTTCAGCCTCTTCCTGTTCTGGTTCTGGTTCCGGTTCCGGTTCGGGGTCTAGTACCCCGGTCTGCTCTTCTTCTTTTTCTTGCCCTTGTGATACGGCATCGTCAATCTCCTCGCCCGCAGGCTCTGCAGTGGTTTCAGTAGCCGGCGCATCGCCATCTACCAATTCGTTGAAAGCATCCTCGAAAGACTGCTCCTGGTTTTCTTCAGACATACATATCCCTAGCGGCTCTCGCGAGCGGCCATAAAAAAAGGCCCGAAGGCCCTGGTTAGTTAAGGTTGGTTAGTTGTTGTCTGACTCGGCTTGCGCCAAGCCTTCTAGCTTCTCAAGAACAATCAGCGCACCGCGCTGTCGCTCTGAGTCTCTATCAGCGATCAAGAAATCAATGCAGTCCTGCTTTTGCTCTGCAATAAACTTCTCTACCGCTTTCCAGGTCAGAGAGTGCGGGTCAATCATGGATTAACCGAATGTATCGAAACCGTTGGAGATGTTGCGGGAACGTAACGAAGCATCCGTTAGCCGGACGTTGGTATTCGCCGCCGCTTTATCCCGATCGGTTCTGATCTTCTCTGAATCAATCGCCAAACGAGCCTGTAATGACTCGGTGCTCATTGTGTATTTAGCGTTAAGCTCTGCTAATTTGAGGCGCTCTGACAGCTCCAGCTTCGCTATCTCCAGTCTCTCTACCTGTTCGAGCCTCGCCTGCTCGAGCGCTGTTCGTGCCTGCAATGCAGCTTGATCCTGGGCAATGTTGGCACTGGCCTTCTGTGCATCAAGCTCTAGCTTTTGCTGTTGTATCTGCAAATCAATTTGCTTCAGTTGCGCCTGGATCATCGCCGCTTCTTGCCGGGGGTCGGCCTGCTGCATAGACATCATTTCGGCCTGCTGGGCTTCCATCTCTGCAATCTCTTCCTCGCCCAGCGTGATCTGCTCATAAGGCAGTTCGAGGGACTTGGCGATCTCCCGGTCAAGCTCAGCCCAATCACGGCGCTTAGCAAACTCTGGCACCGACATAGACAGGTTTGAGTAAATCATCAGGTTTTCTTGCTGTTTCTCGCGAACAAGCAGCGCACCCGATCCACGCGCTTCAATGCTGAAATCGCCCTTGATATCCGGCTTCTCGTTAAACTGCATATTCCAGTCGTAGAACCGGGTAATCAGCGGCCGAGTAATATCGTCATCCCAATTCTTTACCGCCTTACGCAATACGATATTCGAGCTGTTCATCAGCATCGCCATACCGGATGACGTCTTAGTAACGTGCGGGCCCATTTCGCCCTGGGCAATCAGCGGCAGATTGGTTTCTTCGTCAGCAAGCTGGCGCGCCATCGTAAAAATATTGGATAGCTCTACTTGGTGGCTGGGTGTTGCAAACGAAGCAAACGCCTCTTGCACCGATCTGGTCTTATCTCGCAAATACCAAATCTTCTTGGGCGTCATATCCCATGACCCGTCAGCCGGGTACAGGAGCTCCTTGTTAATCACTAGCTGGTCGGCTACCGATAACCCTGCGTTGTCCATCATCATTCGCCAGGAGGCGTTTATGACCTTCTGAGCGCTACGCATGAGGCAGGGCACACCAAAGCCAAAGATTGAGGACTCATCCTTCTCCCAGTTAAACACCGAGAATGGTCGCTCATCGGAATCCATTGGATTCAACGAGACTTTGATGACCCGGTTGCCGCAGAAAAATACAGTCGCTTCGATTTCGTCATCGAGCTCGTCTATCTCTTCTTTTTCCATGCGGTCATCAGACATCGACATCGCATCGACAAGTTCCGACTTAGAAATAGGCCCGTGGTATTCCCATATCTCGTATTTATTGCCCTCGCCTACCGTGTTGATCCCCGTGATATTTCGGATGTCATCGGTAAAGTCTTTGGCAATATGGGTGCTCTTGGCCCCTTCTTTGACGATCTCGCGGAGCTGGCCGACCAATACGCCAGGCAGATTCGCCATATCCCGGAGCTGCTTCTTAGACAGTCTGCGGCGCTCAAATACAAACTCCGCCTCTGCAATCGTCTTAGCCGACATATCCGGGTAGAAATCCCAGGGATCAACGCGCTCGACCGTGGGCTCTAGCGCCTCAACGATTTGCAACATACTCATACCGTCAGGCATGACATCCCAGCGCTTCTTAGTGCGGCCAATAATGATCGGGCCCTTCAGCACCGCCGTGCCAAGCTGGCAGGCATCGTGGATGATGTCCCGTGCCTTAATGTGATATCGAGACTCCAAAAGCTGGTCATCGATGACATCCTGCATGGCAATCGCTTTTTCTTCTGCCTCTGCCTTCATCTGGCGCGCCATTTGGATCGGGGCTTCCTGCTCCGGGGCCATCGGCTGCTGCTTGCTCAGATAATCGATCTCCGGCACTGGCGTAGCCTGGATGCTGAAATTGCGGTCATCAGTCGGAAACAACATATCCTGCAACCGGGCTTCGGCTGCATTGGTCTTGTTCCGGGTGATGTTGACGAATACCTCAGAGCCCTTAGCCCGCTTGAGCTTCACTTGCTCATCAGAGGCATACTCGCCGTGATACTGGCGGATATCATCTAGCCAGCGCTGTTCAATCTGGTTGCGCTTAGCTACCTGTTCAGACGCCAGCTTGTTTAGCCGGGAAGCAAAAACGTGCAGGCGCTCAGCCATTTCGAGCTCGCGCTCCTCCTGGGTAGGAGTCTCCGCGAAGGCGTCCTCGAAATCGCCGTATGATTCGATCATCTCTTGCATGGCTTCCCTTTAGTAACCGGCAACCTTGTCAACGATCGTCGGTTGCGTGATGAGCTCAGCGTCCCTATCCAATATCAGGGGCTCAGCAAACGTCAGTGCGAGGGCATCCGCACAGTCAGTCGAGCGGTATCCACGCTTTTTAATTTCGTCTTTACTCTCCAGCTTTCGCCGTGAGTTCGAGTCGTACTTGTACTGCGGCGCACATAGATCGGTATGCAGATCGTCGCGATCCGGGATCATTACCGGCATATCAGACGCCAGCCAATCCTTCATGTTCCACCACATCTCAGCTCGACGATTGATAAACCGCTGGGGATCCAGAGCAGCGCTACCGAA